TTAGTTATAGAACAACCTGAATTATTTGTTAACGTTACCCCGTAACTTCCTTGTGGGATATTTTGTAAGGTGTAATCAGTTGTTAAATTTCTTATAGTCGCTCCGTTAGATAACCCCAAAGTGAATGTTTGTCCAGTTATTGTTGTTGTAATATCAATAAAACAGGTCCCATTATTAATTCCACAAGTGGTGTTAGTAGGTATAAGTTCAAAATCAAATCCTAAATCTTGAGTTAAAGTTATAGTATCAGTGTAAGTACAGGCGGATGTCGCATCAGTGATACTAATTGTATACGTCCCAGCAGTTAAACTACCAAAAGTAATTGTAGAATTTGCAGGTAAATTGGATTGGGTAGAAACAAATCCGTTGTTACTAACACAGGATGCGGATAACGGAGCACCTCCCCCATTAATAGTGGTTGATATAAACCCACTATTATTTGAACAATCTCTAAATCCATTATTTGACGAAATTACTCCGAATGAATTTGCAGTTTGTAAATTAAAGGTTTGACTTACATTACAAGTACTACTTACTCCCGTAAAACTAAACGCCCCTGAAGATAAACCTGTAAATGATACCGTTCTACCACTTGTAAATGTTGAGCCATTTGACGTGTAATATGTGATAGGTAAAGAACCTCCTGATAATGTTATATTAACAACGCCATCACTTAAAAAACAAGATGGATTTGTGAATGAAAATTCCGCAATTCCTAATCTATCGTCTAACCCAACTATAACAGTTTGAGTAACTTCACAACCTGAACCATCACTAACTGTTACAACATAATTTGTATTTGTTAATCCTGTTAAATTATAATCACTTGACTGTACACCAACATTAGTTGACCAAGTAACTGTAACAGGAGGTATTTCATTATATAGTGTTAATAAAATTTCACCATTTGGGGTTAAAGCACATGGTGATGTATTAGTAACTTCAGCGTTAATTGATAAACTACCATAAGAACTATCAATAACCATAGTTCCTGTGTTGGCACTACATCCTCCACCATCTTCTATAATAACATAATAAGCATTCGGTGATAATCCTGATATTGTGTATGGATTGTCTGTTGATTGTGTTACAGATAATAAAGTATCATCTACATCGTACAAACTAAAGGTATTTGAATTACCTAAATTTGGTGATAATGTGATTTCAATTTCCCCATTATTTAAACCACAAGTGCTATCAACAGCAATTGTATTTGCCGATATTCCTGATGAAATATAAAAATCAATTGTTGCCGTATTATTTACTGGAGTGTCATAATCACTAACAAATATTGTATATGTACCTGCAGATAACCCTGTGAAAGTATAGGCCTCTCTAACTAATAAAACTGAAGTTCCAACATATGGTGAAATAATTTGTGCAACAAATGGGCCACTACCAGTTAATATGTTAAGTGTCGCAGCACCACTACTACATAAAATATTACCATCACAACATCCGGTTAATCCAAGGATTTCTAAACCAATTACATTCTGTGCCATTAACTACAACTTATACTAAAATCTACGTTTAATTTTATTTCAATACTACTACTATTCGCAATAGGACTAAATCCTAAATACTTTATTAAAACATTACTATCAATAATCTCAAAAGTATAACCATAACTAACCAAATTCGGTAAATATTGATTTAAAGCATTGGTCCAATCCGAATTACTTGGAGTATCCGTAGGTCCATTGCCATTATATATAATACTTGAAATTACATCAATACCATCTATTGACACTATCATCTTCCATGTTGTTGAGACAGAATTTTGATTACATGTATACCCTTGCGATATTTTCTGAGAAACGTAATTAAAAATTATTTCATTTAACAATGATTGGAAACTTGTGTAACTAGTCGTTCCATTTAACCAAGGAAAAATTGGAAATGATGTTACTCCCTGACATGCTCCATGTAAAAATAAATCCCCATCAATAATACAGGGTTTACAAAGTGTCGGAGGAATAAACGCACTACAACTTCTTGGAATCTTATATGTGTGTTTTTGTCTTTGGAATGGGGCGTTACTATATTTAATACCCGTATTCCAAATAGTTGACGATGGGATTAGTTGTTCCGCTAATTTTGGCCAATACGTACCTAAATTTTTAACATAATCAATTAATTTTTGATATGTGAAATTATCATTAGGAATACCAACTTGATTTGCAGATTCCAAATACCTCCAATAAATTAATGACACGTCATCATAACCACTTGATATTTGTCGGTTTGCAACATTTACTTTATTTTGCCAAAATGTGTTAGCAAATTCAAAAAATGATTGTTTATTAGGTGGGACACTTGATGTCACCCTCATCCCATTACCATAAACTTGTTGTGTTGTATTATTTGAAATCGGATATCCATATTTTGATGACATGGTCCACACATCAAATACAAGACCCGCAGCAGGATTCATGAATAAATCAATGTTTTTGACGTTCAATACTAATCTCTCGTCATTTGCATAGTAGAATGCATTAAACCCTCCATCATTAGATATTCTAGTTTTATCTCTAAACGACCAACTCTTTTTATTATCACTAATTTTGGTTAATTTAAAACCTAAATCCATATATGGGAAATTTCTAAATCTATCAAGATATTGTTGTCCATAAGTGAATTTTTTAAAATCAGTTTGAACATTAGTGTTTTGCCCCGTGAATACAGATTCGGTATTATTAACATCCTGATTACTTTGGTGAGGGGGTGTTAACTCATACCAACCAGCACCTAACTGAAAGAAGAATGAACTAGTGTTTGCAGGTGTTTTTGGGTATCCCTCTTCATCTATAGGGTAATCCCCTTCTAAAGTATCTACCGTTACAACATTTGTGGTCGCAGTATATCCTGAAAAAGTTTGTCCAAAAATTGAATATGTGTCATTAGGATTAAAACTAATTGTCTCTTCAAGTTTAGTTCCTCCAGATATTTTAGCCCACTCAGTTCTAAAATCTCTCATATTAATTTTTTGGTCAGCAAGATAAACTGTCTCATTAAACTCAATTAACGCTTCAGGAGCTCCAACCAATCTTAATAAGAATTCTAACGCTCTTCTCGTACCTTTTGATTTAAATAGGTACGCCGAATTAAGAATTAAATTTTTATAAAATTGATAGTTAATTTCACTTGGTGTTAAACTTCTTGACATTCCAGGATATGGGGACTTAGTATCATTCCCAAATACCGACTTCAAAAAATCTTCTTCAGTCACAGGAGATACGTTTATATTCCATCCTAATGTTTGTGACAAATTTTTAAGTAGTTCCGATGGTATATCATTCTTAGTATTATAATTTACAGAATTCATATACGCAAGTGCGTCAATGAATTTTTTAACTTCATCAAAACTTCTACCATATATATGTAATACTTTATCAACTCTTTGGTCGTAAGTATCAAATTCTTTAAAGGCGTCCGTTACTAAAAATCTTGAAATTAAATTTGTCTTTGAGTTATCAAAATTTGTAGCGATAGTATTAATTTGGTTAATATACGATGTGAAATTATTTGTAATAATATCCAAATTCCATTTTCCGTACAATGGCCAAGTGGCAGTTTCAGTACCAACAAATGTTGAGCCGTTGTCATTTTGTTTTGGAACTTGGAAAATAGCACTGTATTTGGGAGTTACTAATCTATTTAACAGATATTTCTCAATTTCATCAAACGGTTCAGTAAATGCAACTTCGGTGTAATAATCGTTAGGTTTAATTATTAGAGTTTCGTAAGAATTAACTTCACCTGAAAATGGATTACCTGCAACAGTTAAATTAAGATAACCACTAGTTAAACTAGTAGTTGGGGTCATGTTTAATATCTCGTATTGGATATCTCTGACATATACCGCATACTTACTATACTCTAATGTCATATTTCTCAGATATGAAACCTCAAATTCTTTAGTTTCAATATTTCTAGTAGAATTAGACGTAAAATCAATTTCAAATGGATTACTTATCTTACCAATCGGAATACTAAAAGTTGACGTATCTTCTTCAATATCAAACTCAATGTTAACCGCAGTATAACCCGATATAAAATCACCCCCTAAAGCATATAACTCAATTGCTGCAGGAAAATAATTAATAATATGTGTAATTGAAGATGCAAATCTTTTGGTTAATGGTCCATATGTTGAGAACTTAGTTACATTAGATAAGTCAAAATTTGGATAAACTCCAAATTCTTTAGCAACAATTCGTTTAGTTTCCTCAACAGACTCTATCTGTAAATTATCTAATGTTATTGGTGATGAAAATGCTCCAATTGAGAAAGTTCGGTTAACCTTTTCAGTTAAACTTGACGTAAACTCAAAATTACCTTGAGTTAGACCTCCCCCATCAACCACTTGGAATCCAACAATATTATCCGAAAACGTGCCAGCTCCGCTAGATGGTCTCGGTGGATATCTATATAACTTTCTCGCCATTACTGAACTATATTGTTAAAGTTTTTACTAAAGTCAATGTTATTATTTCTATCTTGTCTAACTTCAAATAACAATTTATTATATTGGTCTCTTACTTCAAACAAATTGTATTGTTTATAAATGTTATTACCACTATCATACATTGTGTAGATACCATCATCAATAGATTTTGTTTGATTACCAAACAAGGCAATTGCCAATGTGGAAGCATCGTGTTCAACCATCTCAACTTCAACAGAAGTTGGGTTAAAAAATGTATTACTAATTATTATATTTTGTCCGGGTTGTCCGATAAATGGAGTTGCATTTGGTTTTGAAGTAGGTGCTGAAGATGGAGATAAAGTACAAAACATCAAATTAGTTTTAGAATCCGTATATCTATATCTAACAGCTTTTTGTACTGAGTTAACTAAATTTTCAGTAACCGCCTCACAATAAAAATTTGATGTGATTAATCTAAAAAAGTTAGGTATTTTAGCTCCTGAATCTCTTAGGTATTCAACACGATGTCCAACCAACTCTTGAGGAATGAATTTATTTTGGAATTCATTAGGAACATTACTTATGTCAATAACAATCCCCTTAATGTTTGGTAACGAGGTCAAAACTCCACAATCCGTTATTGTAGTTCTGATTTGTGCAGGTCTTATATATAAAGTATAGATACCTAACTTATTAAATTCAGACGATGGTAATGTTAGATTATATAACCCCCCTAATATCTCAATATTAGGATTCCCTCCAGTGTCACCATTATTAAAGTAAGGTCTAATAATTGTTCTCGCATCTAATTTTTTCAGAATAAAATTACTAGTCACATCCCTTGATGGGGTGTAATTTAATATTACCTCAATATCTGCCGGTGAGACATCCGCTGGTCTAATTGTTCCATATGAACCTACTGCCATTTTTAACTAAATTTAAAAAATTTATATCCATATTTTTCCAAGTCCCCAATACTATCCACCTCATTTAATCTCTCTGTTTTCTCAAGTCCTGAATTTTTTCCTCTATCAATAAATACATTCGTTTGTATTTCGGGCTCAAATGCAACATTAATTAATTCTTCTTCTTTCACAATTGGTTCTTGAACTAACCAAGTATCAATTAAACCAAATGATTCAAACACCTGTATCGTTGCTCCGTCAGTAAAATCAACGTAACTACTATTTTGGATTGTATAAGCAGTATAGTTTTCATTTATTTCAGTTATCTGTCCAAAAGGTTCACCATTTTGGATTATTAGAGTTTGTCGGTATTTTTGAGGTCCGTAACTTCTTAACTCTGATAATCTTGATGATGTTTGAGCAGTGATTAAGAAAGGAGTATCAATATAATTACCACTAACTTGGTCACTTACTAAATTTACAGCATCTCCTGAAAAAATGTAGTCATAAGATACTGATGTATCAGCCCAATTACCATTCATAGGTGTGAAATATGCAGTACCGTTCGGATTATCCACTGTCACACCCGTATAAGGTATTTCTAAATATTTAACCACAGAATTAATTCCCCAAGGAGTCGTCTGTATTAAATTTATCATATACGTTACAGGTCCCCCAAAATTATTATAAGTGTGTGTTAAGTTTTCAGGTGTAAACGTATTAATATCCTCAACATACCCATCCCCCCAGTCAATTTGAAAAGTTGTTTGTTGTATAAAATTTGAAAGATTATTGGAAGTATTATAAACAATTACTGTGTACGGATTGGCCGAACTTGCGGAAAATATAAAATTACACACCACTTCTTTTTGTGAAATCGCACCATCAAACACTGAATAATGTCCGTAGTCTACAGCACTTTCTAACAAGAGAATTGGAACCGATAAATCTGTAAGAGTTGATTCTCCATTAGTTCCCCCACTTAACAACTGAGTCATAGAAGAATATACTGTAGCATACCCATAATCAACAACCGTAGTAGTTGTTGCAGTAACTTCACAACAAGGGTCTTCATCTAACTGATTACTTGTTGTTCCCGATGGATATTGAATAGTGAAAATTTTATTCAATATAACTTCAGGAGATATTTTAAAATAATATTTATTTTGATTATCCATTATGGGTTAACATATTCATACCAGGTTATTGGGGTTGTTTCTCCAACTCTCACATCATCTAATGTAAAAATTTTATAGGTTAGAGTTTCATAATCTAAAACAACCTTATAATAAAAATAATTTGAAGGATTAAAATTTGAATTCCCACTTCCAATTGAATTTTGTGGAGCATTCATAAACTTTACAAAAATCCCTAATTTTGCATCAAAAAACTTTGCACTCATATAAAAAGTAGATATGTTTAGGTATTGGGTACTTCGTAACCAATATAGGAAAAACCCTTCTTTATCACCTAAAAAATCTAATTTATACTTTGGTATTTTAACATTCACATTATTAACTCCAACAACTGCAGGTTCTGTTTCTCCTTGAGTTGTAGGTAATATTATTGTAATGTAATTAATTTGATTAGTATCTTGAGTGGTATCGTAAAAATCCAATTTAAAAAATGAGTTTCTAAATGGATTTGAAAAATAATAAATTTGTTGGGGTGTAAACCCTTCACTAACATATGAATTAACATAATTTATATTTGATGGGGTTGACCCTGTAGGTGTGAAAAAAAATTGATAATTAACGTCAGTCCTTAATGATTCATCATGTTGAGCGTGAGTAAATCTAGCAACTTCGTAATCTTCGTTGGGGTTAATAACCCTCTTAACTACTTGGTCATCATAGTTCTCAATATTATTTAGTTGGTCTAAATAATCTTCATTTGTTTCAACAGGAATTACTATCTCCCTATCGTTGTCATTTACTAATATTTTAAATTTATTCACAATCATCAACTGTAGGTAATTGTATCGCACCAAATACAAATTCGTTTATGTTATTTTCAGGATATATTTTAAAATCTATATTCTGTAACGGATAATGAGCATTATTCATATATGGGAAATTAACCCCTCTCCCGTTTGAGTCAACATAACCATAAGGGTAAATGTCTCTCCATCTTAGGGTCCCCAAGGTTTCAGAATAAAAGGCGTATGGTGGAACATTTAAAATCCCTAAAACATTACTCTCCTCAATGTAATCAGAAAATACATTAATCGTAACACCATTATGTGGTTTGTAATAATAACCGTTTCTATTGGTTGACGCACTAAATGTTATATCAAACAACAAATTGTTAAATTCAAACTTATGATAAAATTCAGATATTACACTTTCTTCTTGCAAATAACTATTATATTCACAAAAATCTCCATCTATAGTATCACCACTTACTAAATCTTGATTATAATAAAATTCATAATTTTCACCATTAAATGTTTTAGTATATGAATTTGTTCCAATATTAGTATCGTTCAACAAATTGTTGTCGTCCCACCAATTTCCAGAGGTAAACGATATGTTAAATTTATGACCTTGTTTTAAGGCAGAATTAGTTGTAGTGTTGGGTCTTGGTCGGTTAAACCATCCAAAATATCCCTTATTAATTATTGTTAAATAAAGTTCACTTAATGGTCGGTTTAAATTATCAGTATATCCTGATATTATAATGTCTTTAGAAAAAGTAATGTTGAAGTTTTGAGACCCGTCTTGTTCTACAACTCTAGAAACATAATTAGGCGTTAAAGCGCTCGTCAAAAATTTTTTCTTACTAAAGAACCCGTTCTGTGAAAACGCAGCTTTTAATGGTATTGAATCCTGTGTGTTAGTCAGTATTTTATGTCTTCTAACGTAGTAGATTGATTTAGTATCCTCAGGGTTGGTAATATCAACAACCTTCTTAAATAATCCAATTGAGGAGTTTGCGAAAAATGGACTATCGTAACCGATATCCTGAATGTTAAAAATTATCTCATCACTACCATAACTTTCAGTTCCTAACATATCAACTTGGAAATACTTATTCCCATTAATACCGTCCCACCCACCTTGGAACTCAATTTCAACATAATCACCTTTTAGCAAATTATGTTTCATCGGACATCTAAACACTATGAAAACCCTTCCGTTCATTTCTTGCCTTGAAATAATAAATGGAATCCCTTCGGAACAAGTCCAAGTAATTGAATTGGTTGGAGAGAAATAATGTTGGAATGTTTTTCCTGAGTTATTTTCAAAAGCATAACTTAGATAATATCCCCAATTGTAAGTCAATGCAGATTTTGTTGCAAAATCAACATGAACACTATCAGTATCGTTTCTATAAAAATTAAATTCTTTATATGGTGGATATCCATACCAAGTCCCTGGATGAGTTCCTCCAACTATTGAATTCTCAGCATCAGTATACAATAATTCATTTAAAAACGGACCATAACTTGTTCCATTGATATTAGTTGTCCCAGTATAAGCGTTGTAAAAAATTACTTTGGTTGAAAACGATGGTCTAAATATTGAACACTCCTGCCTTTCGGAATTATAAAGTTCGGGTAAATTTATAATTGCCGACCTATCATATTCTTCAAGTTCCTGAATTTTACCATCCAAAAATGGAGTTATTCTCATATTACGATTAGGACTCGTTGCAAATTTTGCAGAACCTAAAAGTATCTCTATATTTTCATAACCACCCATTATAAATCAGTTTCATTTATATATTTAGTTTTAAATTTGTCATACGCACTAGCCCCTTTCTTTAATCCAAAATAAAAGAAAAATGGATTATTAACCTGTCTTTTATCTTGGAACCCGCTTGGTATTGAGTCAGTCGCATTTCCATTACTATCTACATTATAAATAAACCCTTTCCAATATTTTGAATTACTTGACCCAACAATTACCGAATGGGACGCCGGTGAAATTCTATCAATTGATTGATATTTGTATTTAAAAAATCCACTTTCATTTGTATCCCAATTGTTATTCTGATTACCGAAAATAGTTCCTGAGTTAGTAGTTTTAAATTCCCATTCATAGAATGGAACTTCTTGTGAAAATGTACTTATGTATCCAAAATCAGATGGTAGAGGAGCCGTGGACGCATTCTCATTCCATATTTTTCTTCTTGGTGTGATGTAATCTCTATCTTGATTATTACCTGAAAAGAATATTTCAAAATAAGCATAATTAGAGTTATCTCTCATAACTTTAAATGACGTATTAATATCATATCCCTCAGGTGAGAATTCAGCAATTCCAAATTCAGAATTAACTGACGCCATTTGTGAGTAATCCCCATCAATAGTTCCAGGGAATAATATATTTCCACTTGGGTTCCATCTTTTATTTCTAAAGAATCCCGCAACTGATGGGTCAGAACCACTACCAAGACCAGGTAAAAATAGACTGAGAAAATTCTCATTAACAAATCTACTTAAAATCATAACATTCAATATGTCAGAAACATTTTTGAATGATGTTGAATCTAATTTATCAACAATATATCCATCATAATCATCACTGAAAACTATTTCCTGTAAGTAAGGAACTTTTGGTCCCAAGTCCATCATAGTTGTTGGAAATCCTAATTGTTTTTCATTTCCGTTATCATTTGCTCTTTCATTTGCATCTCTACCAATAAATTTATTATTATTATCATTATATGGTGAACTTCTATAATAAAAATTATTAGTCGGGTCATGAAAATACATTAATTCTTTACAATAATTGTAGTTAGGTTTGTTTTGAGTGTCAAAAAATGTATTCATTTGGAATGGGAAAGCATATAATGTCCCGTTTATCCAAGCATTTCCAAATGTGTGTGAAAACACATCAAAACATAACGCCATATTTAATTTTAATCTTTGTATAAATTCAATTATTAAATTGAAATCTTTTACAATGGAAATAATTGGGAATGACACTAAATTATAACATCCAAACCCATAATTAAACCAAGACCTAAATCCACCTGTATTATAATTTTTACCACAACAAGTTCCGTTACTTTCATCACAAGGTTTAATAGATACTGTATTATCGGGATTAACAACATAACATTCCAATGGAACCGCTTTAGAACAATCCGAAAGTGACTCAATCACATTCATATATTGTGATGGTATATCCTCAGTTTCTATTTCAGTGAAGGTATACACTTCAGGAGCACTTCCTAAAGCTTGAGCTGAACCAGATTCATCTAATAAATAAATTGTAAATGAAGGATTCTGATGCATTAATAAAATTCCGTTTCCTGTAGTATCACCTGAAGGAATTTGCGTGGAAGATGGTAATCTGTCAGTCCTCATTACTAGTTTACTTGGATTAACCATTTGAACTGTGGTACTTGAAGGGTATATATTTGAAATATATGATGCGTACGCCGAAACTTCATTTGGTACCGATTCTCCACAAAAAGTAGATATAGAGTTTGACATTCCCAAATCAGCGTAACTTCCCCCTTCAACATACTCCCCAACACTATAACCATATTGAGAATTATTTCCTTGAGTAAACCACCAACCAAGTTTTAAATTGTAAAAAGTATCACATCCGCAAGAAGTCGTACTAGCAACCGCATTGCTATCCGTTTGGACCTTTGTTAAATAGTTTGAGGATGGAACAGATGCGGTTGTTGAATTTCCGTTCTCCCCTAATCTTGAGTAATACCGTAATAAATTACTTGTGTAAGAAGAGAATGTTCCCTGAACATCAAATGTTCCTTGAAAGAAGATACTACTACCAAAGTCAGTCGCATTATTTGTAGTAAACTGATTATGTCTTGGCAATTTTAATGAACTTGACGATGACTGTATTGGTATATTTAAATTAAACTCCCCTGTTATTGTCAAACCTGCCTGCCCATAGTTTGCCCATCCAAATATTCTTGATAAGTCAATTTCTTGTTGTACTTTTGGTGAGTGCGGGTCAACACCTCTTTGTAGTATAATAATACCTAAACTTTGGGCTCCGTCATAGTAGAATAAAGGAGTCTGAATGTTTGAAGATGAGGAAGCGTCAAATCCAGGGTTTGGAGCCAAACCAATACTTCTCCATAAAGCATCTTTACATGGGTTTTGAACATTAGAACCTAAATAATCCCCAACAATATCATAAACTCTCATTTGATTATTCAAATACCTGTTTAAGAAGTCAGTTTTATTAGACCTATTTAAGAAATTACTGTTGATATTTGTATGATTCTCAGTTAAAGCGGAAAATGTACCTAACGTTAATCCAGTCAATACCTGAAAATATTCCATATCAGTAGGGAAAGTTAAGTAATCCTTTGATTCTCCACTATAGTTAATCGTATAAGTAACTGAATTACTCACAGTTGGGTTTGATGGTGAAGCATAATTAACCGTCCATTGCGCCCCGTTTGAAATCGGGGTTCCTGTTATTGAGTTAGTTCCTCCAGTATTAACAGTCGCACCTGTAAGATTTGGGTCGGTAGATAAAGTTGGGTCGCTGAATGAAATTAGTTGTCCTGAAATAAAATTACTTAATTCCGAACCATCAACAACCAAGACCATTGTATTATCATAATGGTAGATATTACCATTACCTGTTACAGTTCTCTTAACTTGATTTCTACCAACACCACCGTTAATAGTTGTAGTATCAAAATATTTATCCTTTAAATTAAAAGTATTTAATCTTTCAGCAATTGTTAATGAATTTGTGAACAAAACATCAAGATATTCAGGTCCATTAGCATCATTAGGAGTGTCTTCATAAATCGTAGTCGTATTTGGTCCTTCCCATAGATACGGAAAATCCTGTTGGAAATCTCCTACAGTATACGCATCTGCACTATTAAAATCCGCAAGTGGGCTACTATTTATTGTTCCTGTTCTAGCGTCTGTTGCGTTTTGTTGTAACCCATCGGCAGTTTCATTACCGCTAAGGTCAATTTCAGAATCTTTACAATCACATCTTTCACACCCATCTTCAGTGTATAATAAAAGAGGTAGTTTTACATTTCTAAACCAGTTATCCGCATATTTTGTTCTTTTTGGTTTTTCACCACATTCTTTTTTTGCTTTACCTAACCATCCTCTAATTTTATTTAACGCCTTACATATTCCGTGTATTAACATTTGTATAACCCACACAAGTTGCATAATCAAGAAGATTACAGGCCATAAGAACGCTAATAAATGCATAGGAATGATAATTGCCCTAAGCAAAAATTTCATAAGAGTTAAAAAGAAACTTAGTAATATGAATATTGGAACAAATCTATACTGAACATCATTAACAGGTAATTTATTAGTTGATTCATCACAATCATCTGTGTTTATATTTTTTATCTGTAAAGTATTCCAAGTAAATCTTCTTGACGTATATCTATCTAATAATTGTGACACAGTATATACTTTATTATATTTCATAAAATAAAACGTGTCTATACAATCAATAGCCTCCTGAGGGTCATTGTAATCATACCAACTTAAACTAAATGCATATGACCTTTCTAATCTATATTTTACCAAAGGTATTTTTTCAAACACCCAAGTAGATGTTGCTTCATCATCCTCATATGTGGGAGTTATAGAAATAATATCATTTGAATTTAATAAAATGTCATTTTTGTTACCCACGTATGGGTTACCGTCTAATTCAACAACAAAATCAGTTACATTTGTTTTTGACTTAACACGATACACATAACCTGATTGTCCGACTATATTAATAACTGGGTCATTAGTTTGAATAGTAAAAGTTTCAGTATCCTGTAATAGAGGGTCTTCCCCACTGTTTGTCCATCCGTGTTCTTTAATGTTTGGAACTAAGAAATACCCTCTTCTGTTTTCTTCAGTAAGTCCCGCAGGTTGTTGCCATTTAATTTTAAATCTATATTTACCATTTGTAGGAATTCCTAATTTAGGGTCATCACTTAATACTCTTTCACCATTTTCATTAGTGTAAACATAGTCCAAGTTCATAGGGACTTCAATTACCCAAGTCCCGTCAGCATCTATCAATTTACCGTTTTGTGGTAAATCATATTTTTCTAAGACAGGATACCCATCATCATCAATATCTATAGTTTGTCTAATAGCAATAATCTGTCCAGGTCCTGTAGTTAATTGACATAATTGACCTAATTTAGATTTAACTTTACATCTTCTTTTAACTTTTTTAGTGGTTTCAGAAGAAAATATAGAACCCATAAATACCGCAGTTGGTTGTATGGTAATATTATTTTGCCCACTACTCAAATCAAAATCTGCCCGAGTAATTCCTACTTGACAGGTATCATCTTGACCCCAAAATGCATTAACCTGTACTATCTTAGTTTCGTAAACAATCTGCGGAAGTTCATTAAAGTTATTTGAAGACCTAAAGAAACTACCATTAAATTGATTCTCAGTTCCTCTTCCAATTCTAATTAAATCTTGAGGAGTCATTGAGAACTCCCCAATATCAGATAAGTCAACATTTAAAACTATCGTGTGAGTCCCAAGTGGGACTCCATAAATCATATAGTCTCCACTTTCATTTGTCGTTACAGTATATTTGTAATACTTTTCAAAAAGTTCCGAAGCAACTGGGTCTTTTAATACATCTTCTCTTGTTGGGAATGTCCCTGTCGGTGAGTGTCCACTATAAGAAGCTACGTATGGTAGCAAATTATATTTATACCCATCTTCATTAACATCCTCAAGAGTTCTATAAGGATAGTATGAAGTTAAGACAGGATTATCTTCATCTTCAGGTCTAAGAGGTATAAATACAGATACTTTAGCCTTTGGTAGTCCATATCCCCCGTTCACAAATACTCTTCCCGCAATGACTCCATAATTGGCACATCCGATTGGGTAAACATCTTCTTGTCTTATTTTAAGAGATAGTAATTCAATCTCTTCAAAATCTTGGTTTATGTTTACTGTTAAATTTTGGTCAATTCCAGGAGTTGTTTTTATCCTATAAATTTTACTCATCGGACTTTATTTCATAAATAGTTATGACTGCATTTTATAAACACAATCAATTAAATTATAAGTCCTAAATAAATAAAATAAATTAAGAAAGTGTAACTGATTGGAAGTTTTTAACTCTCACTCTAATGTCCTTTGTCGGGAACCTAATTTGATATATTTGATTAGGCAATGCGAATATTGTCCCTTCCTGAGGTTCAATCTGTCTAGTTATTGTATTTGAGTAAGCCATTGATGTTTGAGATGACGAATACTCACCTCCAACCTCGTTAAAAATATCAATTTGAGTTACTGAAATTACACCATTTTCGGATTGTAAAATTCTATTAATCTCAGATATGTTAACGTTCTGACCAAGTTCTCTATTTGATGGATTGAAATAACTTGACACCTTGTCAATTATTGATGTAATAATATTACCCTGATTTTGAGTTGACTCTAATACAACATATAGGTCAATACTTAGGTCAACAACATCCGCAGTTTCAATTGCGATATAATCATTAATCATTCTATAGTTTGATAAATAAGTTGCTAAGTTATCTAATAACGCATTTGATACCGTATTAGTTAACGCCCCATTAGTATCGTATGAAAGAATCTTAACTTTAATTTTATTCTCTTCTTCCATTACCGCAACTTTAGCAGGTGCACCAAACTGACTTGGCATCTTTCTAATTAAAGCTTCGTAGTCATTCACAGTTACCGCTCTGTTTTGGCTTGCAAAGTTAAATGCCACATAGTTTCTAACTTCTTCTAACGTTGGTTGTCCTGCCCCACCAATAGCCGCAGTTACGTTATTACATCTCAATGAATTAACAACCGCAGTATTTGTAGTTTCGGAAGGTCCGTTTACAACAAATATTACAGTTCCAATTTGATTAATCGTATTCACACCTAAATTACTTCCAACTCCACCACCTGAACGATATTGTATAAACAAAGTGGTATTCGCCTTTAAGGTTGACCCTAATGAAAAGTTATTTAAAAAATTTTGAATTGTAGGTAAGTTACCTGAATTTGTAAATTCTCTAAGTTGGTCTTCAGCTGAACCCGTTCCACCACCAAATGTTAACTTCATAAATCCTTCAGGAGTAAACTCACTGATAAATCGGTTATTGGTTTGTATCCACTTACCAATTTTAACACCAGGCTTGTCTGATGGTTTAGTTGAGTCTTCAATAAAAACCCTATCTTGTGCCAACGCATCAACCTCATACCATCTACCATTAGTACCTAAGAACTCTTGAGGACTTGGGACATTAGCATAACTTGTTCCATCTTTTTGGATGATACTTGTAATACCTAAAACATTTTTACCAGGTAAGAAAATTTCATAGAATGGTCTAACATCATTTGGGGTTATTACTTGTTTAAATACTTTTGTAACACCATTTACAACTAATTCTCTTTTAGTAATTGTATAGTTAATAAGATTCCCTCTTGAATCAAAATTTGGAATTTTTAACCTATTCGGAAACCCTTGAGCATTATATGGTGATGTAAAATCAATATCATAAATGGTTTCAAATACTTGTCCCGCGCCAACAACCTGAGAACCTCTCCTTAATATACCTTCATATCTTTCATCATCTTTATCACCAGCCGCAGGAACTGTAATGGAGAATTCAACTAATGATACTGACGGTCTTTGTCCGGGAATTTTTAAACCATAAGTTCTAGCCAAATTATAAACCGACGAGCGTTGTTGAGCAAACTGTAGGACAGTTTCTTGAACACTTCTATCAATATGATAATGTAAGTTATCTGCAACCGCAGCGTTTAAATCCATAAACACAGAGAACACGGAAGCATCGTTAAAATTATCAATTAATTCAGGATAATAAGTTTTAACATAATTAACAAGTTCAGTTCTTAATCCTTGGAAGTCCCTAACTGTATAGGATATTCTTTTTTCAGCCATAATATTATATATTAATAATTACAAAATCTTTAGAGTTAAATACATTATCGGTGATAACGTAATCAATTCTAACTTTTGCGGTGTATTCTCTATTACCCATTCCTGTCATATTATATGTTCTCCCACCAGAATCCTCAACAGATGTTGCAGAATCAACATCATCATTTGACGCATCAGTAATTGAAATTTTTGAAATTTTAAGGTTTGGTATATATCTCTCACAAGATTGTCTAATCTCCGCCTCAATACTATCAAAAGTTAGACTGTCCATTGGCTCAAAAATATAATCATACAATCTACTTCCAAAATCAGGTAGGTAATATCTACTACCTCGTCTAGTCAACAATAAATGCACTAAGTTATTCCTGATTTCATCATCCGCAGTTTGAGATAAACTTAAATATTTACCAAATTGAGATGTTCTGAAAGGAAAATCTATACCATATGTTTTTCCATTTGCCATATCAAATAAATATAAAGTCCTCTGTTATTTGATAAATAGTTAAAATAAAAAATCCCGACCTAGCTCGGGATAACACATCGGATTTGTTAAGAAGAACATCCAAAACAATCAAATTGACTATTGTCAGGTTTTGGAGGTAAGTTCATTGAACTGTAATCAACCTTTGGAGGTTCAGGAGTTGGATTTGGTTTGTTAACCTTTGAAATGTCAACCGCCAAGTGTTTTGCTCCAGTTGAGATTGCCTTTGTTCTAACATAGTAACAAAGTGTTTTCAATCCTTTTTCCCATCCATAAAAATGTGATGAAGAAATCTTAGACAACGTTGGGTTACCCATATAAATGTTCATTGATTGTGATTGGTCAATGAATGGTGCTCTATCCGCAGCCATTTCAATCAATGCCTTTTGTGAAATTTCCCAAATTGTTTTATACTTCTGAATTAAATGTTCAATTCTTTTAACTTTAAAGTTATATCTCTTATCTTCAGTATCCAAGTAATTAAGGAAATTAATATTCTGAATTGAACCTTCGTTCATGATAATTTCATTCTTCAAATCTTCAGACCAAATTCCAATCTTCTCAAAATCATTAATCAAATACTTGTTAACAATCATAATCTCACCACCAACAACACGTCGGTTAAAGATTGCTGAGTGAGCGGGTTCTGTCATTTCATATGAACCTGTAATCTTTGCTGATGACGCGACAGGCATTTGAGCCGTAAATAAAGAGTTACAAACACCATATTTACTAACATTCTCTTTCAAGATTTGCCAAGGCCATCTTCCTGATAACTCATCTTCTTTCAATCCCCACATATCAAATTGGAATACTCCTTGTGACATAGGTGACCCGTTAAAGTGAGCGTATGGTTCATATTTACCATCCATACACAATCTATTACTTTCAGTAATTGCTGCGAAATAGATAGTTTCAAAAATTTCTTTATTTAACTTACGAGCCTCTTCTGATGTGAAAATATAATCCATCAAATAGAATACATCTGCCAATCCTTGGGTACCGATAGCAATTGCTCTTTGTTCTAATCCACCTTTACGTCCTTTCTCAGTTGAGTAGTTATTGATATTAACAACTTTGTTTAATGCTCTAACGACTTTACGTGTTTCTCCATACAATCCATTAAAATCAAACTCCCCGTCCTTAACGTAGTTCTTTAATACCATAGATGATAGAGTACAGATTGCGGTTGTCTTTTCATCAGTGTATTGGTAAATCTCATTACAAAGATTTGATTGTTTGATGACACCAATGTTTTGGTGATTTGTTTTCTTGTTAGCATTGTCTTTAGAACACAAATATGGAACACCTGTTTCAATCTGAGATTCAATAATCTTATTCCAAATTTCTTGAGCTTTAACCTTTTTACCAAGACCCATATTAACCGCTAACTGATAATTTTCTTCATATTCAGTACCATAAGATTCTTGTAATGGTTTGATTCCCGCCTTAACAATATCGTTAGGACAGAACAAATACCAATCGTCATTATCCTTAACTGCTTTCATGAAGTTATCAGGAATCCAAAGTGCGGTAAATAAATCACGAGCTCTCAATTCTTCAGCACCTGTGTTCTTTTTAATCTCCAATAAATCCATGATATCTTTATGCCAAGGTTCCAAATAGATGGCAGCTGAACCAGGTCTACGTCCTTGTTGGTTAAAGAAACGAAGTGACTCATTAACAATCTTTAAGTATTTCAAAAGTCCACCAGCATATCCACCTGAAGATGTAATACGACTTTCTTTACTACGAATATTTGACATTGATAATCCAATACCCGCAGCATCAGATGAATATGTTGAGATGTCTCTCATAGTATTCAACAATCCTTCACGAGAATCTGAATCGTTGTAATGAAGAACACAAGATGCAAGTTGTGGAACCTTTGTACCCGCATTAATCATAATTGGAGTCGCTGGTGATATTCTTTGACTTGATAACGCTTGGTAATACTCAACGGCCTCTTCAAATGTATTGGTCACCCAAAGAGCAACTCTCATATACATATGTTGTGGTCTTTCAACAACCTTACCACTTGGTAATTTCAACAAATACATTTCAGATAAAGACCTCCAAGCAAAATAGTCAAAGTTATAATCGTTATCGTGATTGATAATCTCATCAATCTTACTTGGTCCGTAAGACTCAACAATTTCCATTAACTCATTACTCACAATACCGTCAACGTGTAATATACTCATCGTATTTGAGAAACTTGGGTCAGTTTCTTTATGGTAAGATGAAATAGCAACTGATGAAGCCAAACGAGAATAGTCATGATGACTTCCTGTAAAAGCCGCAGCAATTTCATAAATTAACTTATCCAAATCCTTTGTAGTGATAAGACCCTCAGTCGGAACTGAGGTTATCACTTTAATAAAGATTTCATCAGAATTAACGTTCAATCCTTTTGAAGCTCGTTTAATTCTTTGATAAATTTTTTGTGGATTGAACGACGCATCGTCTCCACTACGTTTTTTAATTCTTAGTGACATCATAGTTTAAAAAGATAGTAAATTAAAAGTCATCAGTAAAGGAGAGAGTCTCATTTAACTTTGCTTTTTGATATTCAACAGTTCTAGACTCAAAGAAATTACCTTTTGTTTCAACGGCAATTTGTTCCATAAATTTAAATGGTTGTTCAACATTAAATTGTTTCTTACATCCAAATTTAACAAGTAGACCATCTACCACAAACTCCAAATATTGTTTCATTAAATTTTGGTTCATTCCAATAAGAGATACTGGTAATGATTCTGTGATAAATTCTTTTTCAATTTCCAAAGCGGATAATAGAATTTCTTTAATTCTTTTCTCACTTGGTTTGTTTTCAATATGATTATTCAACAAATGAATTGCAAAATCACAATGTAAATTTTCATCTTTAAAGATTAAAGAGTTAGCGTTACATAAACCTTGCATAATACCACGAGACTTTAACCAAAAGATTGAACAGAATGAACCTGAGAAGAAGATTCCTTCTACTGCAGCAAATGCTACCAATCTTTCTTGGAACGATGCGTTTTCAATCCAATCCAAAGCCCATTTAGCTTTCTTTTGAACTGCTGGAAGATTATCCAATGCTGTAAAACATTTATTTTTTTCCTCTTCATTTGAAACGTAAGTATCAATAAGAAGAGAATACATTAATGAATGGATATTTTCCATTGCAAGTTGGATTCCGTAAAAGAATTTTGCTTCAGGGTACTGAACCTCACGATAGAAATTCTCAGCTAAATTTTCATTAACAATTCCATCTGAAGCCGCAAAAAACGACAAAATGTTCTTAATGAAGTATTGTTCGTTTTCTGATAAATTTTCCCAATCTCTAATATCACCACTTAAATCAATTTCTTCAGCGGTCCAAAATGCCGCTTGGTGCATTTTATAAAATTCCCAAATATCATTATATTGAATTGGGAAGATTACAAATCTATTCGGGTTTTCTACTAATATTTTTTCCATGTGTATAACTTTGTGTTTTAATAATTATGCTTGTTGTTGTTTTCTTTTCTCCATAACTTCTTTAATTCTGTCTTTTTTCTGTTGCTCTCTGTTTTCTTCTAATCCTAAGAAAGTAACAGAACTTTCAGTGTCAATTTCCATCAACTCATTATTAAATTTACAATTTTCAAATACAATCCCGTCTTTACCAATACGTGACTTTGTAATTGCAATTGTTGCCAAATTTAATTCTTTTTGTTGTAAAGATTTTGCAATTGTGATAATAACGTGACCAACTTGAGCTTTCTTAATTGAACCTCCCATTTGGTCAGTAGTAACAACCTCAGACGAGATTGAACTCCTATTACCTTGAGTTGCCGTCCAACCTGCGATGTGCAGTTCGTGACACATTGCTTCAAATGCTCTCATTACTGAACCCTCACTCTTCCATTCATCCTCTAATGCCTTTTCAGGGGTTACACAATCAATGTAATCCAAAATAACTACATCAATATTTGTTCCATCAGCAATTAATTTTCTAATCTGACTTTTTATTTGGGACATTGTAAGTGTGTCCGAAGGTAACTTAGTTAGTAAAAGTTTATTTGGCATTGTTTCCTTAATAACTCTTACTTTCTCCAAAACTTCTTCTTTGTGTTCACCTAATTTGTCAGGAGCAATACCTGTCCACATAGTGAAATGTTTTCTTTGGATAATCTTTGGATTGTCCTCAAAAAATATTTGAAGAACATTGAACCCCATGTTAAAAGCGTGATTAGCAATTTTTGAAGTTACGGTAGTTTTACCAACACCTGTTGGTGCTAAAATTACTCCGATTTCCCCCTTTGCTAATCCACCTTTTAATAGATTATCAATTCCTGGTATACCCATAGGTATTGGATGTCTGTAATCGTCAGATAACACGTCATCAAGGTTATCAAATACGTTTTCTGTTCCTCTGTCTACATTCCCTACCTGTAACGCATCTCTTACCATTGATTCAAGTTGGTCGTAAGACTCAAACTCACCTGAATCAATGATTTTTTGAGCCTTACCCATTACCTTCTGTAATTCTTGTTGTTTACAGAATTTTAATGCCTTTTCTTGAACGAATGACTTACCTTCGTCAGGTGCGATTTTAATCTCACCTATCGTATCTAACACAATTTTTCTTGCTAATTCTTGCGAAATTTCACTTTTTGCGATTTGAGACAGAGTTTCAAAATTAGGGCTAGCTTCGTACTTAGAATAGTACTCCTTAATCATCTGTATGATGATTTTATAATATTTGTTTTCAAAATATCCAGCTTCAAGAACCCCCACAATTGAATGTGAGAAGTCCTTGTCTGTTATAATTTGATTCAGTAACTGTAACTGAAATGTTTGTCCTAAATAATCAAAATTCTTGTCTGAACTCATAAGTGTCTGTTGGTTTTTTGATAAATATTAACGAGCCAAGCGAACACCCATGTAATCTAAAGTTAAATTTTTTGATGAAAAAATTTCTGTCAATTCTCTGAGTAAATCCTTCAATAGGAATCTAACATCAACAGTGTATCTAACTTTTGGTGGGTAAATCTTAGCATCAAATTGTCTGTGATGAATCATGTCTCCGTCAATTTTTACAAAGATATTAAAATTTTCGGGACCATCAGTAAAAGAAGTTTCCAATACTTGTGGGTCTTCAGATATTTGATATTCATTTTCAAGCAAATAATCCACAGACCTCATCTTCAAATACTTTTGAAGTCTTTCTGTAAAGTCATAAACTTGGTCATAAACATCCATTGAGTTTTTTGCCTTTGGGTTATACCCTCTGACATTGTAAAAACGTTGAACAACGATGTTGTCATTTAGAGTTAACAAAAACTCCATTTTTGTCATTTCATTTTGATTCATTTTTTATCTTTTTTTTGGTTTGTTTTTTTCTTTTCTTGTTAGTTTCATAAATGGTTTAAGGAAATATGTCCAAGCGTCATCACCTTTAGGTAGATACTTGAAGAGTCCATCTTCAACCATATATTTAATAATGTTTCTGTAACTTCTACCTTCTTGCTCTAATGTTTCGTTAACGATTTCAATAATTTCCTGTTTGTCCTCATCCGTGAGTAGAGGGTTAGATAAATCAACAATTTGTTCATTTACTATAAAAAATTCGTTTTCAAAGATACCTGATTTTGTTTTACCTGTTAGAAGATTTTTTAAAGTTTGATTATCTTTTTGTTCCTTTAATAAACCTTCAGCCTTTGTTAAAATATCGTTATAAGAAATTTCTTTTTCAAGTATCTCAGGAAAAAATTTAACTAATGTTTTTTCTCCGAGCAAATATATACCCTCTATGTTATCAGATTTATCACCTGTTAATATTTTTAAAGTTTTAACATTATAGTGTGGGAATTCAAAACTATCAAATTTAATCTTATCCCCGTGTTTAAACGTGGATTTAAGTGATGGTGAGTATACTGACACCTTTTCAGAAATAAGTTGGGTTAAGTCCCTGTCTGAAGAAAAAATTAACTTGTTCTCATTTTCAGAAACTTGACAATAATAGGCAATCAAGTCATCAGCTTCTCTTCCACTAATCTCAAGTTGTCTGATATAAACTTCCTCAAGATATTGTTTGATACGATTTTTTTGTTTTAGGTAGGACATAAAGACTGCGTCCTCCATCGTTAATTTACGATTTTGTTTATATTGGGGATAAAGAACCCCACGCAAACTCGTGGAGTCTTCACCGTCCCAAAATACCACTACCTTGTCAAAATTTTGTTCGTCAATGAACTTACGAAGAGTATTCATAAAATGATACAATGCTCCAATATGTTCACCATTATGAAAGTAATCTTTCACTCCGTGGAACCCAATCTTCATCAGATTATTTCCGTCAACAAGTAATGTTTTTTTCACTGAAAACTAATTAAAATTGTTCGTTTTCAAAAGTTTCTTCATTCTCGTCAAGGGTAATTTCCCCTGTACCTGAAAGGATTGCGTTCCAATATTGTGAATACTCTTTTTTGTATTTTTCAAGAGCGTCTTTATCGTCAGCAATATATCCTTGCGGTGTTGCAATAATCTTACCGTCTTTATATCCTAATCCATTAATATGGTTCTTTAGAACAGAGATTTTAGTTCTAATAGCGTAAGATACTGTTCTACCATTTTTAGTTGCCGTAATGTGATTAATACCTGCATTTTTCTGATTACCAAATAGGAATACAAGAGCTGATGCTAACCAAAGTGCCTCACCACCCTTCGCTTTAATAGTTGGTTGTCCAAATGGATTATCAGGTAATTCAACCCAAGGTTGATTGACTACAACCATTGTATTTGTATACGGATAATCTTCCTTACGTGATTTAGTAATACGAGCTTGGATACCCATACCAATCTTATCTGCCAATACCGACGCATTATGTTGTTTACCGCCTTTACCATCAAAGGTCATCTTACAAGGAATAGAACCTACTGAATCCCAAAGGAAACAAAGTGAATAAGGAATATTACCCTTTTCTTGTTCATCCAATAATTCATTAATGTAGTCAGTTACTTGTTCAATATAGTCAAAGTTGTCGTTGAATATGAACTGTCCGTCCCATTCACCGTCGGTCATCTCCGCCACCAAACCGAGTTCAACTGCGTGGTCCCAGCTCCATTTTTTCTCGGTGATAATGAAAACAGGCAAATGCCCCTTCTTCTGAGCAGACACAGCGGCTTTGACAAGAGCCGTCGTTTTGGAAGAATTTGAGTGCCCCAAGAACATATTGATGTTGCCCAAAGCAGGACCAGGTAAACCGCAACTACTATGGAAAGCTTCACCGACTTCATAAAAGTCTGTTTCTTTATATTTGGTTTTTGTGGAGTATTTGTCCTTAATCGCATCTAATGAGAATTCTTTTTTCTTTATAGCCATAAATGTCTATGTGTTTAAATTGTTAGTATGAAAATGAAAAAGGATGGACACCATGCAAGTGCCCATCCGTATAAATTAGAATGGTAAGTCACCATCAGGTTCTGACTCAGCTTGTGGGTCAGTGTATGATGTAGAACCACCACCAATTACCATTTCGTCTGATTCACTGTTACCATATACATAACCACCTTTGTCAGAATCCCATCTTGGAGTTTCTCCACGAGCAATTGCTTCAAGATATTCGGTTGGTTTTTTAGAGTAAACATCTCTCCAAGTCAACTCATCGTTAACCCAAGATTTACCTGTTGCCTCGTCAGTGTGGATTGGAGTAGCATCATCATACATAACTGTTTGGATGATTGTATATTCCTTACCTTTTGGAGTTTTAGCTTTAGCTAATTCAATGATAAGGTCACGTCCTTTTTCAGGGTCTGTAATATCTCCTTTTGCTTTCCAAATTGGAATGATTTTGTCAAGAACACCTTCGTTCTTATAGTTGTGTTTGAAACGCCAGAATTTTGGTCCGTCCGCTTCGTTATCACGGTCAATAACTTTAACAATGTAGAATTTACGAGCTTTGTACTGTTTAGCAAGTTCTTTGTCAGAATCTTTACCTGTACTAATAAGAGCATCATGAACATCTGTTAAAGGTGTTGCCTCATTGTCGTTTTTACCTGGGTCATACAACTTGTTCCATTGTCCTCCGATTTGAACTTCGTGAAACCACGCTTCAACAAATGGTGAACTACCGTCCTTAGTAGGAAGGATACGAACTCGTTTTTGAGCCGATGATTGATTTTGTGGAAGAATTGCTGCGAAATACTTTTTCATTCGCTCTTCCTGCGTCATTTTGTTTGACGCTCCGCCTGATTGTTTTGATTTTTCGTACTGTGCCAGAACTGAATCTAAGACTGATGACATAAATTATAAGTTTTAAAAAGTTAATTATTAAAACAAATATAATCCAAAATAGTCAAAAGTCAAATTACATCTTGTACAAATCTTGTTGGTCAGTCGGTGGCATGAATGTTTTTTTAATTTCTGATGGAGAGTAATCCTCAACCTCATCAGAAGTTAAAATGTATTCGTTTTTACCAGTTTTTTCTAAATCCTCTTCTTTATCTTCAAAAAAATCACTTAATTTTTGATTAAATGGGTAGGAATCTAAACTTCTCAATTCTAATTTTTCTTCAGGAGTTTTTGGTCTCATTTTATCAACTTTCATTTCAAGTTGATTTATTTTATCTACGATTTGGTCCATATCAGCCAACTTAGATGTTAATTCTTCAAGTTGTCCAAATAATTGTCCAAAATAATCATCCTGTTTTGTTTGAGTTTCTTTCTGAGCATTTACCAAATCAGTTATCTCTAATTCCTCAGAACCTGTTTCTTCAGAATCCATTTCCTCTTCTGATTTACCTGAGTCATCAATTTTTTCCACTTCAGAATCTGTCTCAACATCAATAACTTGAGGTTCCGCAGGTGCGGGTGGTCCGGCTAAAGTTGGGTCCGCAGGTGGTGTTGCAGTATCTCCAATTGGTGGTGTTTCACCTACACCAGGAATTGGCTCTTCTATAGGTGGAAGAGCATCTTGTTCATTTAAGTATTGATTAATACTTCTGTATCTCTTAATTTCAGAAATGATTTTTTTATCAATTGCCATTTTATTATCCGTTTAATAATCTTTTAATTCCGTTTGGAGTTTCAACATTAACTTTCTTATTAACACTCATTGTGTTATCTACTCTTTCAATAAGTCCATCTTTCATTCTAACAGTGTAACAATCTCCACTGTCTAAATCACATACCTCTTTGAACCCGTTTCCAGCATCTTTTTCTGAATATCTTGTTCTTTTACCAAGATAATTGTCTAAAATTAATTGTAAGCTCATAACTTTGTTTTTTTATATAAATATACTGATTATCTGAAATTACAGAACTCTTGATGCTTTAGCATTTTT